ACATCCGGCGTCCCTGCCGGGCATGAACGGCGTCACACCGTCGCCAGTTCCTTCTTGATGTTGAAGTACTTCGATTTTCCAGCGCCGACCTTGGTCGGGTCCATCAGCACCTTGGCAGTGGCCTCGGCAGCCAGGAAGTCTTCGGTGTTGATCCAATCCTGCTGGCTCGACGGGTTCAGGCGGCACCGGAAATAGCGCGCCTGGATGCGACGCTGAGTACCAGCGGCGTTCTCGCCCTCGAAGAGGAATTCGAACGTCTTGCCGCTGTTGGTCAGCGCCTCGATCACATCGACGGTGGCGGACTTGTAAGTCACCTTGATCGGCGTGGCCGCAGAGATCGCACCCCCTTCAACGATTTCGATGCCGGCGCCGGTCATGTTCCAGTCGTCGAACTCTTCGTAGGTCGTAGTGCCGTCATCGCTCTTCACGCTGGTGATCTCCAGCGGCATGAAGTCGAGCGCGATCGTGCCTCCCGGAACGGCGGTGTGCGCTTCATCGGTATGGGTGGCAGAAGGAACGTTGGTGGCGTCCCCCCACACTAAGGCAGCCAGAATGCTGGTCTTGAGTTCGCGGAAGTTGATCGACAACCCGACCGAAGTGATGCGCGAAACGGCATCGTACTCACCACCCTGCGGGGTGGTGGTATCCGGCAGAGTGATCTCGTTGGTCTCGATGGTCTGCTGGATAGTGGACACCAGGCCAGCGAACTGGAAGGGTGCGGTGGCGCCAGACTCGCGGATCTTGAAGGGTCCGCCGATCACATACGTCTCTTTCTCGATAGCCATATCAGGCCTCCTTCTTGATCACGCCTTCGCGGCGCAGGAATTCAACCTGGTCAGGGCTGACGTTGATCTTTTCGCCGGCCGCCTTCTCCTCGCCCTGGTGCCAATGCACCTTTGCCAGGGTGACCTCGACGGCTTTGTTCAGCGCAGCCGGAGGCGCGGCGTCGACCGTGGCCGGCACCTGGGGATCGCTCTTCATGGGTTACCCCTCGATGATGGTTTTCAGATAGACAGGGATTCGAATCACGGCAGCGGCCACTCCATCACCCGGCGGGTACGGCTCAGGCGGCCCCAACGTCAGCCCGGTAATGCCGCGCTCTCGGGGCAGCCAGCGCAGGAACTGCCCCTTGGGGGCAGGCATCAGGCACGCCAGAAGGTCTAGCTGTAGATCCTCCAGGGCCTCCTCATAGTGGTCATACCCACCTTGCACCGCGCCCACCACGTCGAAGCCACGATGGAAGCGAACGCCGGCGTCGAGATGCTCCGGCGGCTGCTCCTTGGCCGGCTGAACGACGATCAGCGGGAATCCTTGCCTGCACTCCTTGATCAGTTCGTTGAACCAGCCGGAGAGCACACGGGTACCTGCATCCGTGCGGTAGCCGTTGGCCGGCGTGATCGTTTGCAGGCGCGCGAGCAACGCTCGTCGCCCCACGGTCAAGACGTTGGGTTTCAGCATAGGTCCTTCCTGCAGGCGGCGGTCAGGATGTGCCCATCGTCCGCAACCATCTCTTCAACCATGAAGCGCTGACCGCCCACGATGAACACGTCACCCCGACTCGCGCCGGACAGATCGATCTTGCGCCAACTGATCCCGATCTTGTTTGTCTGAAACATGCCCTCCGGACCCGCCATCATCAGGTTGTGATCAATGATGACCTCGAAGCCGCAGGACGGGGGCGCGCCAGAGGCGCTCTGGTGAGTCGCCCGCCCATCGGCGAAAGTCTTCATTACCGTCTGATGTAGGCGATCCCGCCAGTTGGCCCAGCCCATGGGGCTAGCCTCCCGCTCCCTCGGCAGCTGGAGCCGAAACGCCATTGAGCCGGCAGCGGCCAACCGCGGAGGGATTTGCTGCCGCCTCGGTAGCCAGCCCCACCAGGACCAGGCCCGCGCCAGGCGCATTGGTCAGATCGCCACTGGCTGCGTCCAGGTACAGCGGATCACCCACGCCCCACGCTTGGGCGGCCACCTTAGGCAGCTCAAACACGCCGGTCGTTTTCAACTCGACGGGCTGCCCATCGGTGACGGTGGTTGCGGCCACGCCGAGGATTGCGCCGACCTTGTACAGTTTGCCCGATACTGCTCCACCAGAGGGGGCGGGGACGGTGAGCATGTCGCCATGTTGGATGAAGGTCTTCATGATTTACCTCGCAAGGAGTACGTAGAAACACAAAGGGCGCCCCGTGGCGCCCTTCAGCTTGACTCTGCCGATCAGTTACCGGCGTTCTTGTAGGCCCCGCGGTAGTCGATCCAGGCCGCGCCGAAGACCAGTCGCGCCTTGATCTCCATGCCGTCCACCTCGAACCCCTCGCGGGTCTCGGTGAAGACGCCCTGCTCGCCTTCCAGGTAGGCATACTCAAAGGTGTCAACGACGCCCGGCGCGGCGTACAGGTACCACTGGTTACCCGTGATGCGCGCATCGACGATCACCGTCAGAGAGGCGTTGCGGCTGTCGTTGATGTCGGCGTTCTTCGCCGGCACGTAGTTGGAACTGGTGAACTGGAAGGCCTCCAGCTCCTTGTCCGGCCCCACCACCAGGAACTCCGGCGCCAGGTTGAGGAAATGCCCGGCCTTGGACTTCTGCTTGCGCATCGCGGCACGAGCGGCCGCCAGTGTGGCGGTATTGATCGGCCCGCCACTGGCGGCGACGTTGCCGTGCGCATCCGAGAACAGGTCCTCTCCATCGACGAACTTCGGATTACCCAGCAGCAGATCCCACACCAGGTTCGATTCGGTCTGGCCGGCCGCCGCGCCCAGCGCCTGCGGAATACGTGTCAGCGCCGAGAGATCATCATTGACGATCGCCTCCCAGGTGATCGCGATGATCTTGCCGAACTTGGCTACCTTGATCGGCGCACCTTCTTCGCCCAGTGAGCCGTACTTGTACTCGCCGTGCTCGTTGACCTTCTCCAGCGCGGCGATATCGCCCAGCGCCACTCGGGTGACCTCGCGGAAGTCCGGGACGGTGGTCTGGCGGCCGAGCGGGCGCCACGTCTGCGGCGCCAGCGCGTAGGCCTCACGCAGGGTGCGGTTCACGGTGCCACCCAGCAGCAGCGGGAAATCGCTGGTGGTGTGCATGCCCGCCGCGCGGAACGCCTGGCGGTCACAGCCCAGGGCGGCGCGAGCCACTTCCTGCGGGGTCAGTCCGCGGACCTTCCCCCCAACCAGTTCCACGGACTCGCGGGCCATGTCGATCAAGCGCATGCCGCGAAACTCTCGGGCGGCCTCCTCCAGCTTCACCTTGGGGTTGCAACGATGCAGCAGGGCGTTTTGCATCGCCTCGCGCTTGGCGGCAACGACCGACAGGTCGATGTCGCTGGTCACGCCGGCGTGCGCGCTACGACTTTCCGGCTGCTCGGACTGCTGCCGCTCGGCCAGCTTGTCGATCAGTTCCGCGCTGGCCTGCTCCAGGGCCACGCCGCGCGAGATCAAGTCCTCTGCCACCTCCTCGTCCAGTCCCACCTTACGCGCCATCTGGCGGATGCTAAGGCAGCGCTTGCGTTCAGCCTCGGCGGCTTCACGGCGAATCGACTCCTCGGCCGCGCGTTTCTCTTCTTCGGTCATTGCGTTTTCCTCTCTTGGGTTGGCCACGGCGGCCGGTTGCTCGGTCGGCGTCTCAGCCTCCCGGGTCTCGAAAAGGGTGGTGAATCGTTGGCCCTGGTAGTCGGCAGGAGTCTTGGCGCTTCGCACCTTCGCCCCATCGTCGAATCCAATCGGTACAAGGGAGAGTTCCATCGGCTCCCAATCCACTGCCCTGTAGGTCGGAAGCTTGTCGTCAGGGGCCTCGATCAATTCGTAGCGATGGACGGAATAGCCCACGCTGATATTGCGCAGGATGCCGTCGCGCACATCCTGGAAGATCGCCTCGACATCCTCGCGCTTGCTGAAACGGACCAGTGCGTGCCCCGCCCCCCTTCCAACCAGGCGCGCTCGACGACGCCAACCACGTCACCCAACTCCCAGGCACTGTGGGTGTTCAGGAACGGCGCGCCGTTGTTCAGTCGGTCCAACCGAACCGCCTCGGGCGTCACCTCCAGTTCTTCCATGTACGCGCCGATATCCCAGGACCAGCGCCGCCCCTTCGCCCCGGTAGTCCAGGTCAGTTCAGCGGTTCGGTTCTCGATATCGACGGAGCCCGGCCGCACCGCGGCGCGCAGGCTCAGCATCGGCGTCTCATGCGTCTGGGTCATTGCCGTCATCTTTTGAAGTCTCTTCAGGTGCTTGCTGGGAATTGCTCCCCTGCGGTTTGGCTTGCGCCTGGCCCCCGTTGGAGACCTTGCGCGCGTCGTAGTCGAAGACCAGCCCGAGCTCATCCACCTTCGACAGGTGGGCGGCATAACGGGTCAGCACATCGTCCGGGTCGGTGTAGCCCATCTCGCGCAGCGCATCGTCTGGCGTGATCAGGCCAAGGCGCAGGCGGTCCTTGATCACGCTGACCTCGGCACTCGGATCCACCATGTCCCGCCGCGGCGGTACCCATTCAGACAAGGCGTCTTCCAGGACGCCGCCAGGCAGCAACGCTTGCGCCTCCATGAACCACTTCCAGACCGGCTCGCAGAGTTGCGGAATCAGCATCCGCCACTGCCATACATCCACCCGCCGGGCGAAATGCAGCCAGCCCATCCGGCCACTGGAGAAGTTGACGCCCTTCAGGTCGCCGGCCAGCAGTTCGTACGGCACTCCAAGCCCCACGGAAATCGCATGCAGGGCCTGCCACGAATAGGCGGAGTAGCCGTTGAAAACCGGCGGTGCCGCGAAGCTCACGCTCTCGCCAGTCCCCAACTCCTGGATCAGCCCTGGCTCCATCCGCTCGATCAGCGGCGGCCTCTTTCGTTCGAGCCCCGCGATCGACTCATCCTTGGTGACGAAGGCCGCGAAGCACGCCGCGATCTTCGCCTGCTCCATGATCGCGTCCTCCATCTCGTCGAAGCTGCGCATGCGCTGCATCACCGGCGCCAGCCAGCTGTAGCCGCGCGCCTGCCCCGGGCGCTTGGACAGAAAAACGTGAATCACGTCCTCTGCGGGAATGCGCCTCGACTCCAACGAGCGCATTGCCAGCGCACTCCCGGGGTGCTCGTCGAACAGCCAATAGGCGACACGCCGCCCCACCGGATCGAACTCCACCCCCTGGATGATTTCGTTCTTGCCATTCTTGCCACTGCGCGCTTCATCGAGAAAATCCGCTTCCAGCACTTGCAGTTGCATCGGCACGGGTAAGCCATCGCTACTGAAGCGCTTCCGCCGTCGGACCAGGCATTCGCCAGCCTCGACAATGGCCTCCATGACCTTGTGCTGCAGGCCATAAAAGTTCTCCAATCCATCGGCGTCGCAGGCCAACGTCTCGGCCCATGCCCTCCATAGTACGCCCAGCTTGTTGTTGGCTCGGTCACTGCGCGCCATGGGCCGGGGCACCACGCCCGAGCCCACCACGTTGTCGGCAATGCCTGCCACCGCCCGCTCGGCGTAAGGGTTGTTTCGGCGCAGATCCCGCGCACGATTGCGCAGGCGCTCAAGCGCCGGGGCGTTCTCGGCATTGGCATCGGTCCCCGCCGAGCGCCAACCTTCATTGCGCCGACCTCCCGCGGCTCCCTCGAAACGTCGAGTCAGCAGACCCGCCGAAAGCTCCGCGCGAATTTTCTTCAGGCGCAGTTCGGCGCGTCTCGCGGCCAGGCCGGGAAACCAAGTCTCGAACACGCTCATGTCAGTAGCCTTTGGAAAAAGAGGTGTAGCGGCGTCCGCCGTCGTTGTTCGCAGAAAGCCCCAGTTCATCCTCCATCAACCGTAGGATGCGCAGCATCTCTTCGACCGACCGGTAGGTGACGCTGCGATCCGCATAGCGAACCGACAGCGCCCCCTCCGCCACCGCCCCTTTCAGGGCTCGGTATTGTTCCAGGGTGTAGGTCATCACGCTTTCTTCCAATAAGAGGACTGCACCCGCGGGCGCTCATCCGTAGTGGGCGACAGCGCCTCAACTCCTGCCGCGGCCAACCGCTCCAGGTCCAGGCCGAAACGTTGCTGGCTGATTCGCAGAGCCGCCAGGGCGTACACGAAACAGTCCAGCGCTTCGTTGCGGCGCCCTTGATTGTCCCAGCGATACTGCTGCACACCCTTGACGACCTTGAGCACCTTGCTTTCGGACGTCAGTTGCCTGACCTCCATTTCGTCGCAAACAAGGTCGTTGGCCGGCAAATGGATTACTTGGGGCTGGGTAATGCCTGCCTGGGACTTCGACACATCTAAGGGCAGTCGTAGACGGCTGTAGAACAGCTCCTTGGCGTTGTCCGTACCGACAGTTGTCAGGTACACGCCTCGCTTGTTGCGTTTCGTGGGGAAGCTGGCGATGGGCTTCCCGTAAACCGGCGCGCCGATGATGGGGATCATCCAAAGCAAGCCGTTCTTCTTGCTGTCGTCGCAGACTTGATCGATGTAGTGGCCGCCAGCATCCCAACACCAGCGCTCCACTTTCATCACGAGGCCGTCGCTCCGAGTGAATTGGCGGTGCAGTTCCAGATCGCGCTTGCGGCGCAGCTCTTCACCACCTGGATCACCCATCAGCACGAAGCGATAAACCAGCCAGCACTCTTCGTTTGGCCCCCATGCCCAGACTCTCCCCTCGTAGCGATCATCCTGCGTGTCGCCGCCGCCAGTGAGGATCACAGCCTGGGCCGGTATCTCGCCTTGCCAGACCTCGCGGCGCCCGAGCAGCACGTCCCACTCGACGCGCTCGCCCTGGTCTTCCTCCCATGTCTCGCCAAGGGTTGTGTTGACGAAGGTCTTCAGGTCGCTGCGACTACCCTTCGCCTGAAGGAAGTCCTGTGCAATCCGACCCCAGGTCACGAAGAAGCTATAGGCTGTCCAAATGTGGAAGCTGATGGACTCTGGGGTAGGAATCGGCGCCCCCTCTGCATCGAAAAAGTCGAAACCATCCCGGGTCCAGATTCCAGTCTTTTCGCAAATCCATCGCGCCTTGTACTGCGCCTCAAGCGCCTCTGAGTAGCGGATCAGGCATCCGGTAGCCTCACACACGTACCAGGCATCCTCAGGCTGTTCAGGGTCCCACTTGATGCCATAGGCGCAATCCTTGCCGCCCCACTTCAAATACTGCTCTGCGCCACAGTGAGGGCAAGGAATGTGATAGCGCAGCAAGTGTGGCGATTTCTGGACAGCACCCTCAATCTGGCATCCGCCTCGATCGATTGGACCTCGCAGCTTAGGCGTGCTGCCCCTGATCGATTTCGGAAAAGTAGAGCCTTCAATCCGCTTGTCACCCAGGACGAGAGGAGACCCCTCCTTATCGATGTCGTGATCAAAGGCTGCCAATTCGTCATAGATGACAGTGTCAGCAGAAATAGCTCGATAGTTCTTCGCTGCCTTACCGCCGCGGCACCACAACTGCTTGCCATGGCTGAATTTCTTGATGTCGAGCGTGTTGTCCCGGCTCTTCTTGCCGCACCAAGGCGCCAGCGCGCGGACGGCGCCAACGTCCCGGATCATGGTTTCGATCTCGGACTTCATGAACAGGTCGGCGCTACCATCATCTGGCACGAAGAACGCGATATGCCGACGCTTGTGCTCAATCTGGTAAGCCGAGGCCGCCAGCAGCATCTTGGAGTAGCCGACACGGGCGGACTTGATCACGTTGACGATTCGAATCTCGTCGTTGCCCATGGCGTTGAGCATCGCAACCTGGTAAGGAAGCGTCTCCCAGCGACCTTCTTGGTAGGAAGATTCGCTGGACAGGTAAAAATTATCGTCAGCCCATGCCACAGGAGTCTGAGGCGCGTCTCGGCGCAGAGACAGTAAGCCGGCTGACATAGCAGCCTGGCAGGCCTCAATCTGCACTGTCGATAAACTCGTCATGCCACTCCGGTAGGCGATCTGCCGCCTGGGCGATAGTGTTGCGCGCCTTTGTCAGCTCTCGGCTAATCGAGTCGAGTTGCCCCGGAGTGAGATCGGGGTGACGGCGCCGCAGCGTCATGATCACCGTATCGAATATCGAGCCGGCGGCCGGAATGAATTTTGCGAAAGCGAAGGTGATGAATTCAGCAGGTATCAGCCGCTTCTTGGTTACTTCGTTCTTTAGCTCCTGAGCCTCGGACTGGGCCGCAGTAAGCCGCAGGCGCTCTTGAGTGAGCCGGTATTCGATCAGCGGGTCTATGTCGCCAGAGTCTGGGGCCGTTTCCGGTTTGACCTGAGCGTTTCCGAGTCCTCGCAGATAACGGATATAGGCCAGCCGGCATGCATCCACGTCGAACCCGCCCCTGCCCTTGGAGCCAGGCAGCACACCGTCTGCGATGAGATTGCGCACCTGGCGATCACTGAGATCGAGGTGCTTCGCCACTTCGATCTGAGTTGCCATGCGATACCCAACCGGAACCGGAAACGGAAGTCGTGAAAAATGCCCGTATATAGAGCGAGAACGAGGCTCGAATTACCCTCTGACGGGGGCACCCCCGGGAGGACCCGAAGAACTTTTAAACTTGTGCTGGACAATAAGAATTCGCACCACTTTGGTGCATCCATCAGCGCCTCGCAGCGAACCGAGCAGCAACGCCGCGCATCGCCACCTCGAACTCACGCGGCAGGTTCTCGTCGGCGTACTGCTGCGCGATCTCGAAGAAGCTCAGCCGGCGGCGATACGAAGGGCGAGACACGAAGGCCATGATGATCGAGACGGCATCCCGGCCTCGGCCTGTGCGCTCGGCAATGCCTATGGGCTGGCCCTTACGGGTCATGACGAAGTAGCGGCGAGCATTACCCTTCGCCCTGCTCCGTCTGCTATCGGTCGCGTTCGCGTTGTACCCGGCCTGGCTGAAGCCGCGGATGCCGCTCAATGCCTTGGTGACCTGGCCACGCCTGATGTTCCCGTAGCGATCCAGGTCCGCGCCGGCGCCGGGCACCACGTACTTGCCTTCGGGCAGTATCCCCTTGGCCCTGAGCTGAAGCTCGGCCGGCTTGTTCCGACGAGGCCCACCGTAGACTTCGGGGGCAATCCACACCGATGCAGGCTGCGCACCGTCCGCTTCGTCCTTGAACCAAACACGCGCTTCCAGCCGGTCTTTCCTGGCAGGCACCATGCGCAGGCTGTTCAGGGTGTACGGGGTCGGGCGGTCGAACACGACACGCATCTCATCGCGCAATCGATCCATCAGGCCTTGCGCGGTCCGCGTAAGCGCAGTGGCTGTCGCGTAAGGAATCTGCCTCTGCTCAAGCTCAGTCAGGTCGGCGAGCTGCTGCTGGAACCCTTCCGGCTTGATACTGATCATCTTCTGCAATACCTCGGCAGGCCGGCGATGTGCTTACGCAGCGCCTCAATCATCAGTTCGCGTCGCTCGACTCCGGCTCGGAGATCAGAAACAACTTGTCCATCAGCGGCAGCAAGGACGGCTCTTTCTGCATCAGCGCTGCCGGAGGCTCCGGGAGCCGGGTGCACTCTGTCTGCGGGACAGTGGGCTTTGACGTACACGACGCGAGCACCAGTGCCGATAGCATCGCGGCGCAATTGGTTTTCTTCATGGGAGGCCTGCAGTGCTGCTTGGTAGGTTCGGGCCAGGGCATCGGCCTGGGCCTGCGCCTGGGTGTCGCGCTGGGCCTGCTGGGCCATGGCGGTGATCGTCTCGGCGGATTGCTCGACGGCGGCCTGCAGGGCTTCACGCTGGGCGGTCACGTGATCGAGGCGCCAGAACACCAGAGCCGCCACCAACGCCACCACCAACCACGGTGACCACCTCATCACGCACCAGCCAGCGCAGCGCGCGCCCAATCGAGGCGAGCCGCACGGTCGTCTGCGCCGTTGCAGCCGCCGTTGATCTTCAGCGTGATCCGCTCGAATCGGCCTTGGTCAGCCAGGTCGTTTAAACCCCGCGACCTCCACCACCACCCCGCGGCGATTGCTGCCCAGGTCCGTTGCTCCAGCAGTTCCGGCTGCATCACCAGCGGCAGGGCCAGCGCGTGGCCGGCTTCGGCGTAGTTGTCGTGGCCCGTAATCATGATCAGGCCACGACCCCGGTATCGATACCCATCGCCCGTATCCGGCGACCCATTGCCCATCCTGTTGGCATAGACGCGGTTGGCGATGCGCTCTGGCTGGCGGGCGTACTGCTTCGCCTCGGCCGGCGTAAAACGCGTCGGCCAGGTCTTGAGCAGCCCCTCGGCGGAGTAGTTCAGGTTCTCGACCAATCGGCGCAGACTCTGGCTTTCGTGCCCGACCTGGGCGAGAAACATCGCCGCACGCTCGGGCGTGTTGATCTCGAACCGGGCCATGGCGCCGTTGATGTGCTCGACCCAAGTCGTTGCAGTAGCAGCACCACACCCGGTAGCGCCGTCGAGTTGATCGGCGGTGATCCTCATTCGCCAGACCCTCGACGAGGCAGCTTGATCCCAGCGTAACGGTCGGCCAGGTCGCGGATCTTCTCGACGCCCAGGAAGCCGATCCAGCCACCAATGAAGGTGGCCATGCTCTGCGGCACGCCAAAGAACTCGAAGCCGCTGATGATCGTCAGCGCCAGCCCACCACACAGCGCGCCCTCCAAGAGGGCCTGCCGGCGAGTGCCGCCGCCGTAGATGATCCTGGCCATAGCCATGGCCCACGACAGCAGGGAGGCGTAGATGATCGGCGCATGCTGGCTCAGCCAGGCGAGCAGAGCCGCCCAAGTGTCGGGTTTGTCAGGCATCTTCATCGTCTCAGTTCCCCTCGCCGGGGCGGAAATGAAAAAGCCCAGCGCGAGGGCTGGGCCGGGAATGGGTGCAGGTACGGCCTTTCAAGGGGGCCGCGCGCCCCGCAGCGCAATGCGCCACCTGCAGAAGGGTAGAAACAAAAAGCCCCGCACGATTGCGGGGCCGATTGGAGCGGTGAAACTAGTTTTTGTGGCCCGACTGATACGAGCCTTGAACGCAACCGTTTCGGTCGAACGAAACGGTGGTCTGATCCACATACTTGTCGTTCCAGTACGTGACAGCGCCGGAGCCGGCCGTACTGCCATTCCGGTTAGCTTTTCCGTAGATGCTCTCTACATCCCCCCTGGACATGCCAGGAACTACCTTTCCTTGCACCTTAGCCTTGCGTAGGTCGCGATCGGATAGGCCGGTTGAGCAAGTGACACTTGCTGCCGACCCTCCAACAACTGTCACGCCACTACCGACAGATCCAGAAGCGTTTGCGACACCCCGATAGGAGCGCCCTGTCGACGACTTAGGCTTCGCCATCACCGCCGACGCACCAGTTCCGCTTGGACGCTGGTTCGTAGCTGACACCACATCGTCCAAAGACTGATTTTCCGGGCAGTTATGCTGCGTGAACGTGACTTTTCCGTCTGGCCCAACGCACTTGAAGACCGTGGCGGCCTGGGAAGAGCAGGCGACCATTGCTAAAACGAGAACGGGGAAGATCCGTTTCATAGCGACTCTCCGTAGGAACTACCTCACACTTTAGCATCAGGCGGCCACTACCAGAACCTATCCCTAGAAACGAAAAAGCCCAGCTCGAAGGCTGGGCTCTTTTCTATGGCGTTCCGCTCTGCGGCAGTTCGCCTAAGCGGCAAAACCGCAATGTATGACGAAAGGTACAGGGCGCGATTATCACTGTCAATACGTCCAGCCTGTACATTTTTTCAGGCGGCCTTTTTATCCTCCATCACGAAGCACGCCAGCAGAGCCGACAGGCCCGCTCGAACCAGCATGCGCGCGTCCGCGTAGCTGATCCCCATCCGGTCCTGAATATCTCGATACGACATGCCATGGATGAAGTAGAGGATCAGGCTGCGGATGGCATCCGGGTCTTCGTCGTAGAGACGCGCAAGAAACCGGTCTACTTGCAACGCCCGATCATCACTGATGCAGGGGATCACAGCAGCAAACCGTTTTTCGTTCGCCGGGTTCCGTTTCATCAGCGCCAGCATGGGCGAAGAGCCGCGAGGCGTCCCATTGTCGGACCAAACCCACAGCCCGTATTGCTCCATCAGAAATTCCAACGCCTTGATGTTCATTTCAGTCGCCTCTGAAGTGGGAGCCGCCGGCGCCCCTCTGGTTGATCTCTTCTCGCGCCAGCCTGCTCGCCTGGCGTCGCTGCTCTTCAAGCAACCGCTTCACCCACATCCGCAGTTGCACCACCGCATCTCGCTGCTCCAGC